GTGTCAAAGACAAAAGTCATACTTTTACTTTGTCAACCTTAGCAGTCCGCTTTATCGTACCTCTCACCCAACCCCATATTTAGCATTATACACTATGTAATAACCATTCCTAATTTTACAAAAAGTACAATCTGTATTATTGACTTTATACACATTGTAAACTATAATATAATCGTAGGGAGCGAAGGGCACGAATGATGCTCCTAAGCCGTGGTCAGGCGCGTGAAGCGTTACGGATAGGTTTGCGTGACTGCTAGCTCATTTCCTTTCGCCACCCTTAATATGGTAGAACTCTTTAAGAGTAACGGAAAAACTGGTCATTGGACGTTAATGGGGTTGTGCCCATTTCTACCACCACGGTTCAAACTATGAGCTTCATCCGGTGTAAAAGCCATAGAGCCGCGCTAACACGCCTGTTAGCTTGATGGTTACATAGGTTCGTCATTTCTCCTACTCCACCATCCAAAAGGACAGCACAAGATGTTTGCAATCTAAGTTAATTGGAACGCCAACTCTAAGCATAATGGTCGAGTCCTCGGCTAACATTAAATATGAAAGGAGTGTACTATAATGTCAATGTGGTGGGATTTAAAGAACACATTATCTTATAATGCTCTCTTTAATTTTGTAGTTGGTTCTCGTGGTTGTGGTAAAACTTATGGCTTTAAGAAATGGGCTGCTGAAGATTTTATCAAGAACGGGAATCAATTTATTTATATTCGCCGCTATAAAACTGAAATGAATAAGAAAGCTAAAGAAAATTTCTGGGCAGCTGTTGCTCATGAATTCCCCGACCATGAGTTAAAGGGAACACCGGAAGGCGCTTATTATATAGACGGTAAACTTGCCGGACAAACTCGTTATATTTCAAGCGCAAAATCCGAAGAACTCCCGCTTGTCAATAAAATCTGCTTTGATGAATTTATCTCTATGGATGAAACCCATCATGGTTATCTTAAAGATGAAGTCACATTTTTCTGCGAACTATACGAAACGATTGCTCGTATGCGCAGAGTGGTGGTATTCTTCTTTGGCAATGCTGTTACATGGGCAAACCCATATTTCACAGAATTCGATATTAAAAAGCCAATTAACAAAAAGCAAATTGCCACAACTAGAGATGGCTTAGTCTTAATCCAAATTGCTAACAATGAAGAGTACATTGAAGCAAAAGAGAAAACCGACTTTGGCCGTTTGATGAAAGGTAGCAAGTTTGGTAAATACGCAGTTCACAATGAATTTTATCTTGATAGTGTAGTTGGTATTGCTAAGAAAACGCCTGAAGCTAAATATCAATTTGGTTTTAAGATTCATGATGATTATTTAGGCTTATGGGTAGACTTCTCTTCCGGTAAATGTTATCTTTCTAGAAAATACAGTCCGGGTAGCGGCGTGATTTATGCGTTGACAAATGATGACCACGATTATAATACCATTTTGATTGCACGCACTCCACGCCCTAACTGGTTATTATATATAATTAAACAATATCGGTTGGGAGGGCTGTACTGTGAAGATGAGATAATTAGGCGATACCTGATGGACATTTTGAAGATTGTAGGTGTATAATGTTAGGAGTTGAGTTTATGCCCTTTGTTATTGTTCTTGGTTTTATCGCATTTGACATTCTAACAGGGCTAATTAAAGCAAAGCATGATGGTTCTTATAATTCCAGTATCATGCGTGAGGGCGGCTATCACAAGTGCATGGAGATTCTTGCAGTGGTAGGCTCTTATGGTATCGAATACGCAATGCAGTATATTGAGCTTGGTATCCCAATTCCCCTTGTAGGTTCCGTGGTTACTTATATTTGCATTATGGAATTTATCAGCATTATGGAGAATATGTGTGCTGTAAATCCTGAACTTTCTGCTCTGTTTAAGCCCTATCTGGAAAAACTTAAAGGAGATGAAGAAAAATGAGGAAAGCAAATGGTGATGTCCTTTTCTGTTGGCCTTTAGAGAAGCACATTATCACAGCTGGCTGGACTTACAATGATGGTTCTTCCCACCATGCTATTGACCTGCGTGCTGCTCCCTGCACACCTGTTTATGCAGCAGAGGATGGTGTAGTAAATCAGGTACAGAGCTGGGATGGTAAAACAAAATCTGGGATGCAGTCTTATGGCAACATGGTTAGAATTAGGCATAACAATTATAATGGTTCTAAGCTGGAAACACGCTATGCGCACCTTAAAGAATGTCTCGTCAAAAACGGTCAACATGTTTACGAGGGTCAGCTTATTGGGTATTCTGGCGCAACTGGTAATTGCTATGGTGCACACCTTCACTTTGAAGTAATTTACCATGATTGTCGTGTTAATCCTTTGAACTGGTTAGATAGCAATTTTTGTTGTGCAACGCAGACAGTAATGAAACACCTTGGTAGTTACACTTCGGTTCCTAGAGAATCTACTAAAGGCGATTTTATTAAGATTCATGCAACTGGAGTTGATATGCAAGCTATTATCGCTCTTTGTGAGAATCTTAAACTTACTTACGAACGGAGTAATAAATAATGAAAACGCGTGATGAAATTTCTGCAATGCTTGGTGGATTTGTCGATGCTAAACCTGATGAACAGGGAACTCTAATTGCTGGCGTTCTCGATGAATTTGATGAATGTCGCAATGAAGCAGAACAGTTTACTAGTGGTTGTCCAGATGGTGCATCTAACTGGCATGAAGCTTATGACAATCTTCGCAAAGATTATGTTAAAGCATTTCTGAATGATGATAATAAGCCTAATGACGAATATCAGAAACCTAATGATAATACAATTACAATTGATGAAGCTGCACAGGCTTTTGTGAAGAAAATGTTTGGTAGAAAGTAGGTATAAATTATGGTTAGACTGTTCAGTTATAATGATGAAAACTTTACCGTTATTGGAAACATGCTTTTTGTTCATATTAAGATTACCAAAAATATTGAATCTGGTAGTCATGTTGTAGAAGTTCCCGCGGCAATTGTTAATCGCCTTGCGTATCATGCCAATACATTTTATTCGGCATGGTCGGGTCTTGATAGTGCTTTTTCTAATGTTTTTGCTGGCGGTATAACGGAATCGGGTGGAAAGTATTATATAGTAGCTGGTCATGATCTTCAGGAAAACTGTTATTTGATTACTAATTACTGGCTTAAAGACATTTAATTAGTTGATTATTTATGGTCTATCACATCCACAACTTATATATGATTACTATTAAGAAAGGTAGGTAATTAAACTATGGCTTCTGCTGCTGTTGGTATTATTAATGCTGTATTTGGTAGTGATGCTACTTTTGGTGGTGCTCCTAAGATTGAAAACACTACTGAATCCATTAAATCTGCATGGTCGTTCATCAATTCTTATGAACCGCGTTTGAACTATTTCTGTAATGCTCTGGTTGACCGTATTGGCCTGACTGTTATGCGTTACATTTCTTTTGAAGACCCTTGGCAGGTTTTTGATAAGGGTGTTTTGAGTACTGGCGCTACTGTTCAGGAAATTTATGTAATGATGCAGAAAGCAACCCCTTACTTCTCTGCTGACCGCGCTACTAATGATGAAGTTATGAAAGCTGAATTTGGTAGCGACCCTGCTGAGGTTTACACTGCTTACCATGCTGTGAACTCTCGTATTAAGTATAAGGTAACTGTTAATCGCGAAGCTCTGGAAACTGCTTTCATGAGCGAAGCTAACTTGTCTGCCTTTGTTCAGAACGTCATCGACCAGATTTATAAGCCTGCTGAACTGGATGCTTTCATCATGAAGAAGTATCTGCTGTATCAACTGGTAAAGAACAATAAGCTTAAGAAAGTAACTGTTTCTGCCGTTACTGATGAAGCTTCCGGCAAGACCTTGGTTAAGAAGTTCCGCCAGATTTACGGCAAGATGAAGTTCATTTCTAAGGAATATAACGCTGCTGGTATTCCTATGAATACTCCGGCTGAACGTCTATACACCATTGTTCCTGTTGATATTTCCGCTTCTATTGATGTTGATGTTCTGGCAAGTGCATTTAACATGGATAAAGCAGATTTTATGGGGCATCGTTTGGAAGTTGACAGCTTTGCTCTTAATGAGTATGAAGTGGAACGCTTGGAGCATCTGCTTACTGGTAATGATCCGTCTGGCTCTGGTCCTGTAACTATTTCAACTGGTGGCGATAAGACTTATACTCACGTTACCCCTAACGATAAAGATATGACCGCTATTCAGGCGCTTATGGTTGACCGTGACTTCTTCCAGATTTACACTAAGCTGAACACCATGCGTGAAACTGATCTTGGCTCCACTTTGGATTGGAATTACTTCCATCATATCTGGCGTATCTATTCTGCATCTCCGTTTGCAAACGCTGTGCAGTTTACTACTAAGGCTTGATAATTGACATTTTCTTAAGCTAATAGGCTTATCCTCCTAAAACGTGGGATGCGCATACGTTATCACGCATTGCTTTGATTATGGCTACCTATAAACAATGTATTACTGACCAAAGCACAATCAGAGTTTCAGCAGCTTATCCACATTATTCTGATGGTTCAGTTCATGGTGGTATTGACACGGTACATACAAATCATCAATCTTATGCACCAATGGCAGGTACGGTTGAAACAGCCCATACTTGGCAAGGTGGCACGACTGGTAATGATTCTTGGGGCAACTACATTGTAGTTAAAATGAGCGATAATAGCTATTGGCTTGCAGCTCATTTTGTTAGTCAGATTCATAGTGTTGGTGAAACAATTACTCGCGGTCAATATATTGGCGAGCAAGGACGAACAGGTAATGTTACTGGTATTCATACGCATTGGGAATACTGGATAGGTGGTTATGGCACAGCTTACAGAACTGACCCCTCTGCTATTCTTGGTATTCCTAATGAAGTAGGTACATGGAATGTTGAATGGGATGCTACAAATCCACCAACACCACCTGAACCACCTACACCACCTGGCCCAAGTCCTACTCCCACAACTAAACGTAAACTTCCAGTTTGGATGATGTGTAAACCACCCTACAGATTTTGAAAGGAGCAAGAACATTGCCTAATATGCAACTTTATATCTGTAAGGGTATCCCTACAGATATAACCTATAATCATGTGCTTAGGTTTCAGTCTGATTCTTCTCGTTTTGCTTATTTTACTTCTAAATCCGTTCTTCATCTTACTAATTATACTTATCAGCGTTTAGAGCATTATCTCTCTGTTGGTGTTAATGCTGAAACGATTGAACAGTGTAATTATATTGTATTCCAGAACGCTGACTTTTCTGATAAATGGTATTACGCCTTTATTGATAGTGTAGAATATGTTGCAAACGAAACCAGCAGAATTTATTTCACGGTTGACGTTATGCAAACTTGGTTTAATCAAGTTGTATTACAAGCTTGCTTTATTGAGCGTTCTCATGTAAACGATGATACATTTGGTAAGAATTTGGTTCCTGAAAGTTTTGATACTGGCCCCTATATTGATAAACTTATTAAAAACATTGATTTTGATAAGCAAATTTGTATTGTGACTACATTCGATGGAACAGGAGATAGCTCTCAACCTGCACAAGGCAATAATGCTTATGGTATCTATGCCGCAACTAAAGAAAATTATTTTGATTCTGTAAAAGCTGCTAATGATTTTATTACTGCTGCTGTAAAAGGTGGTCAGGCACCCGATGGAATTTTAGGAATTTACATGGTTCCTAAGATTGCTGATAGTGGTAAATATGATAAAACCTATGAACTGCCTAAGAATATTGATGGATATGTTCCTAAGAATAATAAGCTTTTTACATATCCCTATAATTACCTTAGGTTTTACTCAAGTCAGGGTGATAACCATGTGTACAAATTTGAGTTAAGAAATCAATTAAAAGGTTCCATCAACATTGGCTATGAAGTTATGTCGCGTGGTGGTCAAACGACTGCACTTTTTGCCCCTTATGATTATGCTGGCGTGGTTGGTGCTAATACCGAAGATGTATTTGCATTAAGCAACTGGCCTATGTGTTCTTATAATACAGATATTTATAAGGTATATCTTGCACAAAACGCAAGCTCTCTTGCCGTTCAAAATGCAGGTATGTTTGTGAATACTGCTTTTAGCGCATTAAATATTGTCCCTGCTGTTGCAAGCGACAAAAGTGCAATGGCCAAAGCAGCAAAGAAAAATAAGACAGTTTATCCTAGTAAAAGTGTTAATGCTATTGAGGGATTTGTTGACCAAGGCTTCAATGTCGCTAATGTTTTGGCACAGCGTATTGATATGGATAGACTTCCGCCCCAGAATCACGGTTCTGTCAGTCCATATTTTGTTTATACTGAGGTTCTGGGTGATAATAATCTCCCAGGAGCTGACTGTGCAGGCCCTGTAGTGCGCGTAAGTTATCGTCAAATCACAGCAGAATTTGCTAAGATTATTGATAACTATTGGTCTATGTATGGTTATCCAATTCATGAGGTTCAAACTCCTAATATTGATAGCAGGTTAATTTGGAACTATGTAAAAACTGCTAATTTTATTTGTCTCGGTGAAATTCCCCCAGAAGCTGCTGAGACTATCTCTGCTGTATTTAACCATGGTGTAACGTTCTGGCATGACCCAAGAAAAGTTGGTAATTATACACTTGACAATCCTATTACTAAACGCATTCCAGAAGTAGGTGAGTAAATGAGTAAACGTTCACAAAAACCGCAGCCACCTTGGATTGATTCATATGACTTAACGGTTGCAACTTATGCTAACTGGTTTAATCGCCTGTATGATGTAGCACTTGCAAGATTCAAATGGGAAGGGCTTGAAGATTCTCCTTTCTTGGATGAACGATTCATTGAACAGTTCTTGTTCTGGAAACCCTTAATGGCTGGTTATCATGACCCTGTTATGGGCAACTTAATTCTTCCTGCTATGCCAAGTGATAATTTTGATATTATTGGTGACCCTAAATATGTTCGTGCTTATGGCTACAATTCTAATTATCAGAAAAGTGGCCTTAAAAAACAAAACTGTGCTTATCTTTGGTGTAATATGCGCCGCTCCCCTGATGCTATTGTCATTAAACAGTTTGCACAACGTCTTACCAATATAGACAGAACGATTGACTTAAACCTTGCTGCACAGAAAACTCCACGAATTGCTTATGCAAATGAGAATACAAAACTTTCTGTACAGAACTTGGTGTATCAGCAAGATAAATACGACCCTTGGCTGTATCTTAAAGGCAATCCCTCTACTGATGATATTAAGAACATGATTGGTGTTCTTGATTTAGGTGTTCAGTACATTGGTTTGCAGTTAGAGCAACAGAAAAAAGAAACTCTTGCGGAAGCTCTTACCTATTTAGGTATTGAGAGTAACTACAATATGAAAGCAGAGCGGCAGTTTACTACTGAAGTTCAAATGACCTTAGGCCAGGTAGAAGCAGACCGTCTTTCTCCATTGTATTCTCGCCAGAAATTCTGTAAGGATTATAATAGGCTCTTTGGCACTAATATCTCTGTATCTATGCGTTCCCAGCTTGAATTAACCAAGATTATGGAAGGACGCGAAGATGAAGAGAATTTAAGCGATACTAATATTGAGGATGGTGATAAGGACAATGAGTAAATATACAACTCAAGTACGCTTTATCTGCGAATCAAAAGCAGGTATTGTTGAACCTTACACCAATATTTCTTATACAGAAATTATTGAGCGTGCCCGTCCTAAAATCTTTAATTTTAGTTATCCTATCTGGAATGAAAACAAGCGCAAAGAGCTTGAAACCAATATTCTTAAGCATTTCTATACAAATGAAATTGGTTCTGAAACCTTCGGTCTTTGGCAGCTGCGTCTGGATGACTGGATGAACAGCCATATGCCTTATTACAATCCTCTCTTTGAGGCACTTGATAAACAGTATGAAATGTTTTTAACTGATGACTTTTCAATTACCAGTGATGAAAATACTGAACATCATGATGTGAATACAGAGGATAGAACCAAGAATAGTAAGGTCAATATTGGTGGCACAAACAATTCCAATTATACTTCCAATTCTAACAGCAATGGAGAGAATACAAATACTCATACTGATACTCCACAGGGTAGTCTTGATAATTTTCTTGCTGGTAAGTATATGTCTGATGCTGACCATAGTAAGGCGAATTCTGTCAATAATTTTAGCTCTAATGCTAGCTCTAACAGTAATAGCAATACCACTCAAGATGATAAAAACAATACAAAAGAAAATCGTGATGGCAATGAGCACCGGATTCTTGACCATATAGAAAAAGGTTATCGTGGTCGCTCTCTTGTATCTATTATGAACGATTATATGAAAGAAAACACGAATATCTATAATTGTTTATATAGAGATATGGAAGTTCTGTTTATGCGTTTATGGTAAAGAGGTGATTAGGTTTGAAGTACAATCCTTTGGATAAACTTTTCCGTTCTGTAATTCCTGTTGCCTATGATGATAGCATTAGTTACTATGAAATGGTATCTAAGGTTATTGAGGTAATGCAGCAGTACATTGAAACTAGCTCCATTAGTTATGCAGACCCTATTCAGTGGGATATTACCAAACAGTATCCTCGTAACACAGTTGTTGTTACTGTCAATGGTGATGGATATTTAAGCACCCAGCCTGTACCTACTGGAATTGATATTGATAATGAAGATTACTGGACTAAGATTGGCAACTTCTCTGAACTCTGGGGAAGTGTTAAGCTTGCTATCACTCCCGTTGATGAAAAGTTAAAAACTACTGCAAGTGCTAATCGTAATATTAACGACCTTGTTTGGCTTAATAATGATTTGTATGTAATTCTTAAGCCTATGGATGCAGGTACACGGTATATTGAGGGCACCAACTGTGCTAAGACCACAATTGCTGAACGTTTGCATTATATTCTATCGTTAAAAGTTGCCAAATATAATGAAGATGATACTTCTATTTCTTTTGGTTTCTTTAATCCTAATAATGGCACAATTGTTACTGGTGGAGATATTCATATCTATGATGCTCCTGTTGAAACTATCAAAATTGTCGGCAAATAAGGATAGGTGATATTATGCCAACTAATTATGTATCTAAGTTCAACCTTAACGACCAAGAAGTAGTTGTTAAAGACAGTGAAGCTCGCACTACTGCTAACACAGCAAGCACTAATGCTACTAATGCTCTTAACAAAGTTACTGAACTGGAAAAGCTCTCTCGTGTTGAAGTTGCCTATACGCAAGACACTGAAACGATTAGTATTACTGCTGGAACTCATACCGTTTAATGGAGGAAATAATATATGGCTGAAACTACTAATTTTGTAACGCAAATCAATGTTGATGGTACTATCTGTGAAATTAAAGACTCTGTAGCACGTACTGATGCAGCTAGTGCTAAGTCTACTGCTAACACTGCTAAGTCTACTGCTGATGCTGCTAAGTCTACTGCTGACACTGCTAAGTCTACTGCTGACACTGCATCCACTAATGCAACTAATGCAGTTAATAAAGCTAATAGTGCTACCACTACTGCCAACACTGCTAAGTCTACTGCTGATGCTGCTGCAAAAGATGCAAGTTCTGCTAAAACTACTGCTAATGCTGCATCTACTAATGCAACTAATGCACTTAATAAAGTCACTGAACTTGAGCAGCTCCCTCGTGTTACTGTTACTTATAGTTCTGCCGATACCACTATTAAAGTTGTTACCACTAATACTCATGCAACTACTTGATATAAAGGGGTGACTTAAATTGGCAAATCCTGTTGTTGACAAATTTAAGATTGATAATTCCGTTTATGATGTAAAAGACACTCAGGCTCGTACTGATGTCGCTAAGAAGATTGATATTGACACTGTTGGAAATATTGACCAGACTGTCAGTGGTGATATGAATCAGGCGGTCGATGGCGATTATAAAATCAAAGCGCATACTTTTGCATATAGGTCTACGAAAGGTTATCGCGATGTTTTTACTATTCCTAGCAGTTCCACCGAACCTATTACGATTGGCAGTGATGCTGGAATTTTCTTAGATGGCAAAGTTCAAAGTAATATGGTAATTAACCAGTATAATGATGATTTTGACTGGTGGCCACTTTTTGATAATCATGGTAACAAGCATAAAGTTGCAATTATTCGTGATGATGCCGACTTTACTACTATCCCTAGCTCTCCTGTTGATATTCGTACCTATCAAGACCTTAAAATGGATGGTACTGATGATATTACTGCTACCATTAACACTCACACTAAGAATGAACCTCTGTTTATTCCTGCTGGTACTTATAAAGTAAGTGCTCCTTTACAGCTTAAGCATAGTTTGTATGGTGCTGGTTCTTCTCGTGACCCTGCGCGTGGCACAAGTGACACTATCTTGCAATATACTGGTAATCCTACTGCTTTTGGTAGTCAGGGTGTTATTACTGTATCGGGTGATGATGTAACTGGTAACATTGTTATTGCTAATCTGGACATTACTTGTAATGGTATGATTGGCGGCATTGTATTTACTACCAATAAATACACTGATAACAGCATTTACAATGTAAGTATCAATAAGGTTAAGTCCTATGGTGTTTACTTGCAGCCCAACAATAGCACTCTGAACCGCTACTGCTACATGGATAACGTAATGGTATGGGGATTTAGCGATAATACTCCGGTAGAACGCTGGACTGGTTCTGTTGCGTTTTTCTGGGGCGATAAAGCTCCCGACTGTGAATGTAATAACCTTGTTAATATGGTATGTCAAGTTGGTTTTGACTGCCGTATTAATGTATACGGTTGCAACTGGACTAGCTATACCGGTATTCCCTCTGGCGGTACAGGTGGTGCTGACGCTAATACTTGGTGGAATAACTCAATCGCCTGCAAGGTTACTAACAATGATATTCATGTTACTAACTTCTATGCAGATACTTGCCGCTATGGTTTTGTCTTTGATGGCCCTGGTAAGGCGGCAGCTTACATTAACAATTTGATTTACACCTGTGATGATAGAACTGCTACCACTGAAACTGGCTATGCAGCTGTTGCTTTGATTGGTAGTAGTCCTAATCCTCAGTTTATTGTTAATGGTGGTATTATCAACCGCTCTGCTAAAGTTAGTACCACCATTCAGTCAACTGGCACTTATCCTGTTACTAATGCTGTATGTAAGCTTGATGATGTTTACATTTATACTAAGCGTGAATATATCTTCGGTAGCGATGCCGAGGAACGCGGTCAGTTCATTTGTGCAGCTGGTGAACACCGTTGCATTGATTTAGCTATCACTAATCAGACACAGTATACGGTTGCTGGTCAGTATATAAGTGGTGACCCTAACCAGTACAAAGCATTTGCATATATTCCAGTTCCATCTGGTGCTTCTACTTCACAGGGTTCTATCCGTGTTATGGATAGAAATAACATTGATTTTACTGTTTATCTTAGCAATAACCCTGAATCTGGTGGGTTGTTTGCAATTAGTGCTGTTGATAATCGTCAGCTTAATAAGGCCATTTATGGAGCTACTGCTGGTGCAGGCCGGACAGTTACTTGGGATGTAGTTAATAACTTGGATAAACTCTATTATGTAAATGATGGAAAAGCTATTATCCTCTACTACAAACGCCCCGCATCTTATAGTGTAACAGTTCAGGTTTCTGGATTTATTGATGGTAACTCTCCTGTAATTCTTGACCGTATTAGAAATGAAGATGGCACTCCTATGGATTATCCTCGCTGGGATAACAACAATGGTATGACTGCTATTAAGGTTCTTCGTCCTAATATTAGCTAACTAATAAAACACCCCTAGGTGGTTATCCACTTAGGGGTGTTCTTTATTTAATTAGAATGGCAAATCATCGTCAATGTCTGGTGGCAATTCATTATGGAGCTTGTCAGTCATCCTCACTTTCATCATCTTCATCTTCATCCAAGGCATCAAAAGCGTTAAGAATAGAATCGCTCATAACTTTACGAAATTCCTTAGTGATGGGGTAGCAAATATCATGCCATTCATCTTTATTATTCTTTGCGCTGGGCATTGCAACAAACAGACCCTTGCTGCCGTCAATAATCTTAATTCCAGTAATGCAGAATACATCTGCAAGCGTAACAGAAACCATAGCACAGCAATTAGACTTTTTGTTGTTAATAGGGAAGATACGAATATTAGTAATGACGGAAGAAGCGGACTTAGCAGAATTAGTGGCCTTAGCGGATGCTTTCTTGTTAGTGTACATAGTTAGTTCTCCTTTGTAAAATAATGATAAGTAAGAAATTTATATTGAGGACAGTTTTTATACTGTCCGCAACAATCGGTTTCAAGGTTGTAATCTTGACGTGATACTCTCATACCCTCACAACGAATGTAATTTGTTGTATGAGATGTATAATAAGGACATGTAGCTCTTCTATTGATTCTGTAAGAATCTTTTTCTTTCAATTAAATCATCTCCTATCACTCCATTCCCACTGGAATACACTTGCAGGATTGCCATCAATTAACATAGCATATTCTTTGTCGGATTGTACTTTATGATAAGTTCCATAAAGTTCCTTACCATTTTCATCGTGGTTTATGCTAACAACTTCGGGCAAATAATCTATATACGATTCTCCACGTAATGAATAACAGAATGAATAATACATTCTATTAACAGGACTATTTGTTGAGCGCAATGTATAACCACAAGGTTCTAGTACAGTTACAGAATATTCATCTAAGTGGTCTGTTTCTCCGTTGTCATCCGTAAAATCTCCTATGATATGTGTTCCTGGGGTTTTACGAATAAGCTTCTTATTTATGGATTCATCATAACTGATATTAGGTCGAAAATATTCTTGTACTAGATATTCAAAATCTTCATCGTTTACTATTTGTGTAAACAATTCAGAAAGCTGTTTCTTGCTTGCACCTGCTACAGTAGCCTTAACTTTTAAGTGTTTATCCGCATCCAAGTATGTTGCACAATAGCATTTACTACCCCATGTTACAAAATCTTCATAGTGACCATCAAAGTCCATAATTCCAAAATTGTAACAATCTTTATTCTCACTGTTATTGAGAATATTATCATTGAATCTATCAATGGCCTTTTGAACGTTCTCATTATAACCTACAAAATAGCCACTATCTGTATCGTGATAGAGAGGTTCAATACCTTGGCTTAATACTAGATAGAGCATAAAGCAAATAAGGTGCAGTCTACTATAAGCAACCGTATATAAACCATCTGTGAAAATATTTAGGGAGTTTCTGGATTTAAGAAACTTAACCCCAGTTGGAATCCACTCAAATTTATCACCTTCCCCCTGCACGCCAACTTCCTGCCGTAATGGCTTCATTGCTGAACAACCATACTGACCATTCAATCCGCCTTTACTTGCCATTAAGGCGAAATGAACTAAATCCTTGTTATGGGTATTCATAATTTCTTGTGCAACAGAATCATCATAAAGCTTCAATCCCTCAAATGTAAAATCATTTAACGTTTCTACATGGTCAGCAACTTTATGCTCAAGTTTTTTGAATCCTGTTTTCTGGCGTGCATAATATTTAACTGTATTGCGTAAAGGCTTGTTAATAAACTTGTGGGCTGTTGCATAATAAAGTTCATCACATTCTGAACTACTATAATCATAAAGCATTTGAATTAACATGAAGTCAATATCGCAGCCATGAAATGTAAGTTCATCTGCTTTGACTACTTTACCATTGTCGAAGTTACCATTTTTAATATTGCTGCATTTGGATGTACTGATATAGCTGTAAATACAGTTACCAAAATCCTTAGCGTTAATATTATAAAAGGTAACATTGGCCATGAAGTTATATTTTATTGGCCTTTCAAACAAGATTGATTCGCGGTATGCAGCTTGGAGGACTGAATAGAATTTAGCATCTTTACGTCCATATAACTCAATCCGCTGGTCGGGATAATCGAAGAACCCTGAGTTAGCGCCGCTTTCGCAGCCAGATAAGAACTCATAGTTTGCAGACTGGAAATTTTGGTAACATTCATTAGGATTAGTCTCCTTTCTCCATTTATAAGGGAATTTCCTACCATACATTGCTGATGGGTGCATAGAACTTGCATCAAAGCACCATACATTCTTAAATATTTTACCCACTGCGTAAGGATTAGCATGAGTATAACCACCTGCAAGACAGTTTTGAAAGAACTCCATAAACGGTTCATTATTCTTAAGTTCTATCGCCGCTGTGAATTGTGCGGTATGAACTTCTTTATCGGTAGCAATATTTCTGTTAAGCCTTGTTTCGCGCTTAATCATTGATGTGTTAGATACTCCAATATCTGATACATTATCAACTTTAGTGAAGTTTGCCATATAGCGACATAGTGCATACAAAACTAGCTTGCAGTCACGTTCATTGTAAATGTATTCAGAATCAGGTAAATCTGACCACCAATAATATTTTTGGTCATAACCACCTTTGACTTCTTTAAGTTTAGGAACTCCAAGCTCTGTACCTATAAGTTCAAGACTTTTACAGGAAAGAATCTTGAAGCTGTCATAAAATTCAAGATGGTCAAAAGCTGCTACTAATGGCTGGTGCGGAGCAACTGCAATGAAACGTTTAGGATTAAAGTTCTTAATACAGAAATTTATGTTACGCATCATTGCTTCAAATTCATAGCTCAAGTTATGCACAAAGATTTTGACGTATTCATCATTACTCTTAGCATCCTCATTGATTCTCTCAAATTCGGAAGAAATTGAATCATAAGTTCTGAAGAAATTATAATCCATTTCATTCTCAAAGTCGATAAATGGTGCATGAGGTATAGGACGATAAGCAAATGAAGCTAGGCCGTGAAGATAAGTGCTTTGCAGATGCTCTTGAAGTTCATCCTCACCATATATTAAGGATGATGTTTCAATATCATAGCAATATATGATAGTTGAATACTTATGTTCATTACGCTTTCTCACATATAGCACCACCTCCCATAATATATTTTCTTATTTGCCTAGTTTCTTATCTAACCAGTCAAATAACTTAGCTAATACTTTGATATATAGATAAACTAAAACAACACCAAGAGTTAAAGCTGCGAAAAATAGAATGATAAATATTATTATGCTAACCATAACATTAACCATATTGTTCACCACAAATTATACTTAGATGCAAGTTCTGTAAATTCTTCATAAACTTTTTTATGCTTCTTTATAAACTCTTCATTACCCTGTGTAATAGACCTAAGTTTATCACTTACATCAACCAACACTTTACCAATTTGGTCAGAATTTCTTAGCAGATTGTCATATTCTGCATAAGCTCTATCCATATCTGCCAAAGTATCAAGTCCTAGCTTTTGACCTAATGTACATAATTTTTTCAAATCGTCTGGGGGAATATTCCTGCTATATGTGCCCATAAGATTGTTAAGTATACCAGAAATTGCTCCCCATTTCTTTTTACCAAAATAGGAATCTGGATTTCTAAGAATCTTATATGCAGCATCGCTATAATTAAACACGTCCTCAAGACGATTAGCAACTCTCAATGACCTATAGCTGCTTTTAATAGATTTATGCAAGGAATTAATATGCTCTGAATATTTTGATAAATACTCTTGCATAAGCTTTTGTGATATTTTATCTTCAACATTATCAACTGCATCAATAAGGTCGTTATACAGTTCTTCGGCTTCATCAAGAGCAGTATTAGCAGTAAATTTCAGAGCATTAGCAATTTCAGGAGATTGTCTACCTCTAAGACTTTCTTTTAAGTCACCTGTTACAGTGATACCTGCTTTTCTGGATTTACGTCTTGTTGCACCTATCTTTTCCAGTAACCTAGTTGCTTCGGCTTGACGCTTAAATGTTTTGTTCTTAGCCATTATGTTCATCCTGCTTTCGTGAAGCTAACTCTTTTCTAATGTCATTATCATAAAGGTTAAGCAGATAACACAACTCTCTAAGCTGACAATCTTGGCAATCCTTGTCCATAAAGTGTGTTAGCCGTGAGGGGCCGAATTTAATATACCAGTTATCAGATATTTTACTTAGTAAAGCAAGGGTTTCTGTATCTAGGTCTTTAATTGTCATAATAAACACCCTCCACATTTTCAGGCCAAACGGAATCTAGGCAATCACCTACAAAGTATTGATTAAATGTACAATTAGAACTTGGTGCTACTGAGTAATAAACTACTCTTCCATCATGCTCTATAATGTCAATAACCTTACCAATTTTAGCAATGGTAATTGCTCTTTTCTCTTGTCCATCTCCATAAAAATAACCATATTCTCTTACATTGTATTTAATGATTGAGCCAATGGGGATGGGATGAATGGGAATATCATAACGCATTGTATAATCTCCTATCTTTAACTAATCGCACAAATCATCATTATTAACTCCTCTTAGGATATCAATGATAGCTCCTAAAACCCACAATAAATTGAGCATTGTATCAGCTCCTTATACATAGAATTTAAAATATGCGCTTGCGGTATATTTATGTACCATAACGCTTATGGTAAAGTATTTGAATTTAAGGTATTCATATTCTTTTGGGAGATTCATAAATGTACCACTCCACTTAAGTTCTTCATTGTTATCGAGGATTATAATTGAGGTGTCTGAATGTACTGAACCACAATTTACTAGAATATCATGGATTGTCATTTTAATCACTCCAATACTATTTCAACGCCAATATCAATTACTTCAAGAGATTTGAATTTATAATAAGCATATCTATATGGCATATCTGCAAAGTATCCTGCATATACTGTTTTATCTTTGACCTTAAGTATCAAATATGTCCAGTAGCCTATATTCTTGCATTTCATAATTATATCTTTTAGTAACATTTTATTTCACCTCATTTATTTATAAATATATCTATAATGAGATAAATAACTACAAATACTAATAAAACTATAATTAGTACTTCTTCATCTGAAATGTCACATGGCATATTTGCAGTATTTCTTAGCATAGTCTGCTGAAGATTTATCCATACTGATAAAGGCATTGTCACTTTAGAAATCTCCTCCTTGTTAATTCATGTTTTACTTCTTCCATTGTTAGTTTACAACGCAGACAATCTTTTTGATGTTCACAATCGTCACAAGTGCATCCTACATAACCACTGATACAGCACCAAGCAAAGAAATCTTGACAGGAAAGATACAAAGACCATAATGTTTTGTTTTTAAGATACTTTAATCTACTTCTCCAAAATTCTCTTAACGTATCATCTAATGGTGCAAGGTCTTTTCTAGTAATCATAAGTATCACCTATTTTTCTTAATAATGAAGAGGGGAGAGGGGAGAGGGGGATTATTAAGTTTAAGAAATTGAACCCCGGTTTATTTTTAGGCTTCTTGCAACACCCCCGGTGGGCGGCGAGGCAGGGTTTGTGCTAAGGTTAATGCCATGCTAATTATTTTTCTTAACGGATGAACGCTTTAGCTCTTTAAATCGGTAAAGTGTGTTAAGAATTTGTCAATCGCTTTAGCTCTTTAAAGTTGTAAAGTGTGTTAAGAATTTCACATGTTAGCAGTTAGGCTTAACTATTGCTAGTTATTTATGCTTAGTAGTAAAGAGTTCTAACTAAAAATTTGTATAAAAAATGCGCTGCTTTTAACAGCGGCGCATATTATATTTCAGGTCAATGCTGGTTTAGTGCAGTTGCAATAACGCTTGCAAAATCATCATCTAGGTTTTTGCGGGCGGCGCGTTTGCCGGTTCTGGAATCGTTGTACAGATTTACCGTGCGCGGATAATTCCAGCCGGTTTTATATTCATACCGGAGCCAATTCCGAAACTTTGCAATGTGCTGCGCGGTTGTATTACTATAATGGTCAAACACCCACAAAATACCAGTAGAGAACTGAAAAGCGGCGACAATTGTCGAGTAGCTTTGCAAAATCAGAAAATCAGAAAAGTCGGGGTGAATAATCCATGCCTTGCAATAGTACAAGCGAATCTCATATCCGCCCACGCTTAAACTAGACTGATGCTCAACGGCTTCTACAATATCGGAACGTGTTCTGTAAATCATCGTGCAAACACCGCCTTTACAAAGTCATCAAATGTTTGATTTTTGTTGGATTCGATAAAGTTGCCGTCCGGCTGATAGCTACACCCGTAAAAGCCATTTGAATACACGCTGGAAAACACGGCAACAAGACTTTTGAATGTATTGTTTTTTTCACAGCTGATTGAAATGTGTTCTCCGATGCTATCAACTGTTCTTCTGATAGTAACAACTTGCATTTTCATTTTTGTGTATCTCCTTTATAAAATATTTTCGCTTTGCAGCGTGGGAGCGGGCTTTACAAGAAAACCCGCTGGAAAGTTTTTATTTTACTGCTGACTCAATGGGCGCTCAATGGGAACGGCAACGGCGTTAAACACTTCCCGCGGAATTCCCATGGTATTCTCTTCTTTGGGCTGTACGTCAAGTACTTGCCATTTGGTGCAAGGCTCTGCATTATGCAATGCCTTTTCGACCTTTTCAGCATCCAGAACACCGTCAAACTGTTTTACCAGTTCACCAGATTCTACAGAAAAATCGTCGTTGAAACGTGCATACTTTACGTGGGCTACAGTACCTGCCTTAACAGTGCGGCTTACACAAGCGGTGCTTTTGGGCTTGTCGTTAATTGGGCGGGTGATGGTAATAATCTCGTTTTCGCCGTCAACGGTTTTTTCAATTTTCCAAGTAGTCATAATAAAATACCTCTCTTTTATGTTTTTGTTTTGGAATGGGATTTTTCTTTATTCCCTTTCCTCTTTACAATTATATTATAACATACGTTAAAAATAATACCATGCAATTTTGTTGCAAATTATATGGATAATTGTATACTGTTAAATTGGTAACAATCGCTTTAGTGCTTTAATGAGGTAAAGTGTGAAATTATTAACAATCGCTTTAGTGCTCTAAAGTGGCAAAGTGTATGCTAATCATGCAATGCCCAACACTACACATATAAGCGCTTTAATGCTTTGAAGTGCTAAAGTGTGTGAATAATTTAACAATCGCTTTAGTTGACTAAAGTGTTAATTATTTAACAATATACCAGTTAGAGATGACTAACTATACCATATGTGAAAAATTTAACAAAGGGGAAAAAA